AAACAGCCCGTAATCACGGGCACTTATTCAAGGTGAGTCGATGAACATTGCAGAACTCGGCGTCAAGATCGACTCGGCCGATGCAATCGAGGCCAAAACGAGCCTTGATGAAATGGCAAAGGCCGGTGGCCGGGCCGAGCAGTCCGCCGTTTCGCTGATGAACGAAATGCAGGCGCTGGAGAAATCGCTTTCTACAAGCGCCAAGACCACACAGGACCTCGCCAAACAGCGTGATGCGTTGGCGAAGCTGACTAAGACCGGCGCCTATGGCGAAGCTGAAGCCGCGAAGATCTCGGCGCAGCTCGACAAGCAGCAGGTAGCGCTGGCCAGGTCGGCAATGGATGAACAGAAGGCACTGAACAGCCTGCTGGGCGCAATTGACCCGGCCCGCGCCGCACTGGCGAAGCTGGACACCCAGGTCGAGCAACTGGGCAAGCATCTGGATGCCGGCCGGATCAGCCAGGACGAGTACAACACCGCCCTGAGCAAGATCGACAAGGACTACGACAAGCTCAACAAAACCACCACCGGTTTCGACAAGCTGCGCCTCGGCACCCGCCAGGCGCAGGAAAACGTCGTGCAACTGGGGAATGCGCTGTCCTCGGGAGACTGGGGAAGTGGCGTACGTGCGGTTGCGCAATTGGGCGCCGGTGCAGGCGCGGGCGCAGCGGGACTGCTCGCCATTCTCGGCCCGCTCGCGCTTGCCACCGCCGCCGTAGGTGGTCTGGCGTATGCTTTCTACAAGGGGAGCGAGGAACAGGACAGCTACAACAAAGCGCTGATCCTGACCGGAAACTACGCCGGTGTGAGCGCTGGGCAATTGGGCGACATGGCTCGCCAGGTCAGCGCAACCGTTGGTACCACTGGCCAAGCCGCAGCTGTGCTGGCTCTTCTGGCCGACAACGGCAAGATCGCCGGCGAAAGCTTCACCGGAATCACCCAGGCTGCCGTGTCGATGCAGGAGGCAACTGGCAAGGCTGTGAGCGAGACCGTGGCCGAGTTCGCCAAGCTCGCTGACGACCCGGTCAAGGCGTCTGCTGCGCTGAACGAGCAATACCACTATCTGACCGCGTCGGTTTACTCGCAGATCGCCGCGCTGGAGAAGCAGGGCGACCACGCCGGCGCTGTGAAACTGGCGACCGAGCAGTATGCCGACGCGATCAACGAGCGAACCCCGCGAATTCTGGAGAACCTGAGTTTCTGGGAGAAAGGTTACAACGCCGTTGCGCGTGCTGCGGACAACTTGAAGAACCTTGGCCGGCCGGATATCAACGCCGATATCGAGCAGGCTCGGCGCAATCTGGAATCGGCCCAGTCTGGCAATGTTGGTCTGTTCCAGAACAAGCAGGAGATGATTGATCTCTACCAGAATCGTCTCAACATGCTGGAGGATCAGAAGGCAGCGGAAGCCGACATCGCCAAGTGGCAGGGAGAGCAGGCGAAGGCCCAAGGCGACGCCGTTTCGTCGATGGCGAAGATCGACGTCCTGACGAAGTCGGCGTGGACGAACGAGCAGAAGCGCACCGAGGCGATCAAGGAGTACAAGCGGCAGCTCGAAGATATTCGTAAGGTCGCCCCCAACGACCCGCGCCTGAATCAGGCCGCGATCGACAAGAACCTGGCGAACATCAACGACCAGTTCAAGGATCCGAAAGCTGCTGGCACTCAGGTCGATCTGACCGGTTTCAACAACGCCAAAAACAATCTGGCGGCCATCAGCGAGGAGTACAAAAACGCCCAGAAGGAACTGGACGCGGCGCAGAAGGCCGGGCTCGTTTCTCAGTCTGACTATGCCCTGAAGCGCGAAGCGCTGATCGGCAACGAGCGCGACGAGGTGACTGCTGCCTACGAAGCGGAGATTGCAGCGCTGGAAGCCGCAAAGGCGAAAAAGACCACCTCTGCTGCGCAAAGCATCCAACTCGACCAAAAGATCGCTGATGCGCGAGCCGGGATGGTCAAGGCGCAAAAAGAGGCGGACAGCCAGATTGAGGTTCTGGCCACGAACGAGACCGGTCGCCTTGCTCGACAAGAGCGGTCGATCACGACCTACGTCCAAGCCTTGGCCCAGCAACAGAGGGCTCTGGAATTGGCAGGGCAGCGCGCCGTTCTCGGCGTCGGCCAGGGCGATCGTCAGAACGCTCTCAACAACGAGCTGAACAGCCAGCAAGACCGGTTTGCACAGCAAGCGCTGGAGCTCGCGAATCAGAAGTCTGACCCGTCGCGGAACATGTCGGAGGAAGAGTTCTCCCGCAAGTCGCAGGCGCTCGCCGACGCGAACAAGGCGGCCACCGACCAAATCCGGCAGAACTACGCGGACGTGGAAAAGGCGCAAGGTGATTGGACCAAAGGCGCGACATCAGCCTGGGCCAATTACCTAGACTCGGCGAGCAACATTGCGGGCCAAACAAAAACTCTGTTCGGCAACGCCTTCAGCTCGATGGAAGACGCAGTCGTCAACTTCGCCATGACCGGGAAGCTGTCGTTTGGTGACTTCACCAAGTCGATTTTGGTGGATATGGCGCGCATCGCGACCCGTCAGGCCAGTTCTGCGTTGCTGAGCAGCCTTGTCGGTGCTGCCACCAGTTACTTCACTGGCGGAGGCGGCGGTAACGGGCTGGCGGCTGGATCTGCTGGTGCAACGTCTTCGAATCTCGGCGCGTCCTCGGCGGGTTATTCCAGCAACTACTTCCCGCAGGCGCTCGGTGGTGCCTGGTCGTCGGGCGTGCAGATGTTCGCAAACGGCGGCGCCTTCACCAACAGCATCGTCAGCGCACCGACCGCCTTCGGGATGGCCGGCGGCCGGGCGGGGGTCATGGGGGAGGCGGGGCCGGAGGCGATCATGCCGCTGACCCGGACTTCCAGCGGGAAGCTGGGTGTTCTCGCCGCCGGCGCTGGCTCTGGGACTGCGATCAGCATCAGCGCACCGGTCACGGTGGTGACCCAGGATCGAGGCTCCGAAGGGATGCAGATCGACCAGCAAGCCCTTTCGAAAAACCTTCAAACACAGATGCGAGCCGTGGCGGAAAGAGTCGTGGCCGATTCTTGGCAGCCAGGCGGTGCAAGCTTCCGACGTGCAAATGGGAGGGCCTGATGGCCATCGAGAAATTCACCTGGCCAACCGAGCGCGGGGAAACACCCGATATCAATTATCGGGTGCGCACCTCGAAGTTCGGCAACGGCTACGCGCAGAACGTCGGCGACGGGCCGAACAACAAAGAGGACTCCTACCCGGTTACCTGCGTCGGCCAAAAGGCCACGGTGTTGGAGATCATGAAGTTCCTCGACCGGCACGCCGGCGCGAAAGCGTTTCTCTGGACAACGCCGCTCGGCGAACTCGGGCTGTTCACCTGTAAAAATCCCGCTCCCACACCAATGGGCGGCGGGACCTTCAAACTCACCGCCACCTTCGAGCGGGCATTCCAACCATAAGGGGCAATCATGCCGCTGATCAGTGATATCCAGGTGCTTGAACCTGGCAGCGAAGTGCTGCTCTTTGAATTGGACGGCACGGACTACGGTGCGGACGTGCTGCGCTTTCACGGGCACGCGATCCCGCACACGGCGGCCGAATTGACCGCCGCCGGCGACAACGCAGATCAGCTGCCGGCGAAGGCCATCTACTGGCAGGGGAACGAGTACGGCGCCTGGCCGATGCAGATCGACGGCATCGAGGCGAACGGCGACGGCACTGCCGTGCGGCCAACTTTATCGGTGGGCAACGTCAATGGGCGGATCACGGCGCTGTGCCTCGCATTCGAGGATCTGCTCGAGTTCAAGCTGACGATGCGCCACACGCTGGGCACCTACCTGGACGCGGCGAACTTCCCGGCCGGCAATCCGACGGCAGATCCGACCCAGGAGACGATCGAGGTCTGGTACATCGACCAGAAGACGAATGAGGACGGGGAAAACGTCAGTTGGGAGTTGGCCAGCCCGGGCGACGTCGGCAACGAGTCCATCGGCCGGCAGACTACGACGCTTTGTCACTGGGCGCTGACGGGGGGATACAGAGGCCCAGACTGCCAGTACACAGGCCCCTATTTCGATATGGAAGGTAATCCCACGGACAACCCAGAAAAAGACCAGTGCAACGCACTACTTACCACTGGCTGCGAGTGTCGGTTCGGGGCAGGAAATCCTTTAAATTTTGGTGGGTTTCCTGCGGTGAGTTTGATCGCAAGGAGCTGATAGAATATGCCTGTGCGGCTAGGTTGATCCCCGAAAAGCCGGCCCCTAACCGGCCTGCCGTACTCCATCAGTTAGGGCTTCATGCTGTAGGGGTATGAAAATGGGTAGACCTGTTAGAGATCTCGCCGGCGAGAGGTTTGGGAGACTACTTGTAGTGGATCGCGACGCAAGCAGGCCCAGTAAGGCTGGAGCCTATTGGAATTGTGTTTGCGATTGCGGGAAACAAAGCTCCGTTCGATCCGGTCCCTTGGTAAATGGCCAGTCCACATCTTGCGGGTGCCTTTCAAAAGAGCTCACAAGAACAAGAAGTACCAAGCATGGTATGGAGGGTACGCCGTCTTATCAGCTTTGGGATGGAATGATTCGACGGTGCTCCAATAAAAAACATGCAGCTTATGAAAGCTACGGTGCTCGCGGAATCACAGTGTGTGAGCGGTGGCTAGAGTTCTCCAATTTCTATGAAGACATGGGTGTTCGTCCTGATGGCATGTCGTTAGATCGAATTGACAACAACAAGGGCTATTCGCCTGATAACTGCAGATGGGCTACTCATAAAGAGCAGTGCAGAAACACTCGGTCAAACCACTTAAAAACGCTTTTCTGTGAAACCAAAACGATTGCAGACTTGGCTGACCAGTTCAGTCTCTCGTACAACATCGTTTATTTACGTATTCGGATGGGCTGGCCTATAGAGAAGGCCGTTCTCACCCCTCCAACTCGATAACGACCAATTAAGGGCGCCACGGCGCCCTTTTTAGTGGGTGCGAATAATGCGAAAACACATCCTGTCCGCGATCCAGGCGCACGCGGCTGCCGAGTACCCGAAAGAGTGCTGCGGGCTGCTGCTGGCCGTGGGCCGCAAACAGCAGTACTACCCGTGCCGCAACGTCTCGACCGAACCGAATGAAGAGTTCCGAATCGACCCTGAGGAGTACGCCCAGGCCGAGGACGTCGGCGAGGTGATCGGTGTTGTGCACTCGCATCCGGATGCTACCAGCCGGCCTTCACCGCGCGACCTGGCCATGTGTGAGGCTACGGCCATGCCTTGGCACATCCTGAGCTGGCCCGAAGGCGATTTGCGCACAGTGATACCGTCCGGCGAGGTGCCGCTGCTGAAGCGGCCTTTCGTACACGGAGCCTGGGACTGCTGGCAGGTTTGCGCAGATTGGTACAAACGCGAGTGGGGGCTTAAGTTCGAGGCCTTCAAACGCGCAGATGGCTGGTGGGAGAACAAGGAAAACGCCAGCCTGTACGAGGCGAACTACGAGGCCGCCGGGTTCTACCGGGTCGATCAGCCGCAGCGCGGCGACATGATCGTGATGGAAGTGGGGCGGACGGTTCACCCGAACCATGCCGGGATCTTCCTCGGCACCGATCCGGCATTGCCCGGCGAGGACACAGGGACTTTCGGCCCCGGGCCTTTCCTGCTGCACCACCTGTACGGCAGGCCGTCAGAGGTAATCGTTTTCGGTGGGCCGTGGCTCGACCGGACACGCCTGATTCTCAGGCACAAAGATGCACAAAAAACCACATGAAGCGGTAGCGCCGCTGGAGATTAAAATGAAGAATGAAATTAAGGCTGCCCGCGTAGAAAGCATCATTTGCAGTGCAGCGAGAAGCGCAGATGGCGAGCCAATCTGGATACTGTCGAAAGATGGTGGCATTTTCATAAGCCAGAAGGCTGTAGCTGATGCCACCATCGGTTTAGCTCATATCAAGAATTGATTTCCTTGGTCTTTTTTGCGAACTCTTCAGGCGAAAGCTGGATTGGAAGTTCTTTTCCCGGCAGCGCCTTTTGGAAAATCTCATAAACGAAGTTATCTCCGCTCCCTTGCTCGCGCGATGCAAGTACAGCAGCACCAAGGTAGGCCTGGGCTAAGCTGGGATTGCTCTGGGCTGCAATATGGCTTAGCGCTAGTAAGGTGTTGTTGATTTGATTGATAGCATGATTGATGTCTGTAACAGGTGAGTCACTCACATTGACCTCCAGGTCATAAACGCGCCGAAATTGGCGCAATCCCAGTCCTTGGGCTTGCAGGCAAAGGACTGGGGAATCCGTTGCGTGAGGGCAAGAGGCTACTATCGGAGGTCGGCGGGGCGTTACTGGGGATTCGTACGGGCGAGAAGATGATGATCGTGAAAGACCTGTCACTTGGGTGGATGCGCTTCTTCGTTCAGATAATTCAAAGCTTTTTGTATGTACTCCTCAATTTGCGGCTTTTGCCCCTTCATGCTCGCCGTGAGCGCATCGATACTCACCATCATCGCGGCATTAAGGGAAATACCCAGCTTGTCAGCAACCATTTCAATAGTTTCAAAAAGCTCTTGTGGCATGTTTGCCGGGAGAAGAGTGCCTTCCTCATCAAAAATAATCGATATGGACGCTGGTTCATTCTCAGCATTTTGGAGATCGCTTACTTCAACGTTCAGCGCATTGGCCAATTTGATCAGCGCGTTCATGCGTGGCTTCGATAGACCTGTCTCATATCGTCCGATTTGAGGAACACTTATTCCAGACGCCTTGGCCAAGTCTTTTTGGGTCATGTCGGCCTTGGCGCGCAGGCGTGCCAGCTTTGACGGGAATCCCTCGGGATGCTTCATGGTCGCTCCACAGTTTCGTATGGAATGCATGATGTGGGCGAAATATATTTCCTGCAAGGAAATGATGGCAAATGATGTTGACGACACATCTTAAATGATGCCTAATGATGTCAAGTGATGGTTAAGGAGGTTTTATGAAGGGCGTCAATAAGTCTAGATATCCCCTGAGTTTGGAATCCAAAGTGAAAGATCAGGCCGAAGGCGAAGCAAAGAAAAATCGCCGGAGCTTGAATGCTGAGCTGGGCTTGCTAATTGAGGAGGGATTGAGGTGGCGGGAGATGAAAAGCAAGCAGGCAGTAGCCTGAAACAAAGAAGCCCCAACGAGGTGAGAGTCGTCAGGGCTTCGGGTAACGAGTTCAACTACCAGGAAGAAAACGTCATGTCGAATAATAGCACAAACGTAATTCCGTTCAATTTTGGCAAGCAACAGGTGCGTGCACTGCTGATCGATGGTCAGTCGTGGTTCGTAGCCAAGGACGTAATCGCCTCGCTGGAATATGCAAAATCCAGTAACGCAGCCCGTGTCGTCGATCATGTGCCAGATCAATGGAAGGGTGTGAATCCGATTCACACCCTTGGAGGAAACCAGCAAGTCTTGATGCTTTCCGAGCAAGGGCTGTATTTCTTCATTGGCCGCTCCGACAAGCCAAAGGCTTTACCGTTTCAGATGTGGCTCGCTGGTGAGGTGCTGCCTGCCATTCGCAAGCATGGTCGCTATGAGGACGGCGAAGGCAAGATGCAAACCCTCATCGGCCAGACCATCGGCACCGACGGTTTTCACATGCTCGGCGCGATAGTGAAGGGGAAGGTGTCTAGCCTCCCGGTTCCGGCTCAGCGGCGCGCCACTGCGAAAATTTGGTCGCAGACTCATGCTGCGTTCGGTGTCCGCTCGGCGGCGGACATCCCCGCGGATCAGCTTGATGCTGCGCGTAACTTCATCGCGGCCTATGTCGTGCAAGAAGGTGAGTTTTTGCCGAAAGACTCGACCAGTCACAGCAACACGCTGACGGATCGGGAGCTGTACGACGTGTTCTTCGTGATGCATCACTTTTCGGCGGTAAAGAGGATCTACGACAGCTATCAACTCGCAGCAGCTTTTCGGATGCTTCGATCGCCTGCCGGCGCCGAAATGGTTGACCACTTCCGCGACTCAACGCTGGCGATGACGACCTTGTCAAAGCGCTTGCCCGATATGGAAGCAGCGGCTGTGCGCATTGGTATGGATCCTGGCACGGTGATGAGGAGCGCAGCATGAACTTCATTCTGAAAACCGGCGGTCGCGCGCTGATTCTCACACCGGAGCGGCCAAACCTGATCGGTCGCTCTGGCCAACTGATTCGCAAGATCGAGGGAAACTGGCTGATGCTGGTTGAGGGCAAGCGCTACTCGGTCAGCGAGAAAAGCTTGATGCCGCTGGATGGCTTCAATCCGAGTGTCGCCGCGTCGATTGAAGTGTGGAAGACAGCATGAATGCGTTGATGATCGCGGGTATCGAGATCCACAAGGACCAAGACGGCCGATTCAGCTTGAATGACTTCCATCGCGCCGCTGGCGGTGAGAATCGGCACAAGCCGTCATTGTGGGCTGAGAATCAACAGGCTCAGGAGCTGATCGAGGAGATTGGCAAAGCAGGAATTCCTGCTTTGAGAGTTGCGCGCGGCGGTAGAACGGCAGGGACTTATGCCTGTAAAGAACTGGTCTATGCGTACGCCATGTGGATCAGCCCCGTATTCAGCCTGCACGTTATTCGCACGTTCGATACTGCGGCCGCAAATGACCAGGTGATTCCTCAGGAAAAGCGACTCCCTATCGCAGCCGACAACCTCGACGCTGCCAAACGGATTGCAGAAAGCTTTGGCTTGGAAGGGAATCAGGCACTGCTGTGTGCAAATAGCATGGTCAAATCAGCTATCGGCTTGGACTTGATGGAAATGGCAGGGGTTAAGCGTCTGGTCAATGAATCGCAGGAAATGAACTTCACCCCAACCGAACTGGGTGCGAAGTTTGGCATGAGCGCGATCAGTATGAACAAGCTGTTGGCCGACTGCGGCCTTCAACACCAGGTGATCTACAACCCCGGCAAAAAGCGTTGGGAAGTGACACCAGACGGCAAGCTGTTTGCGGTCATCACCGACACCGGCAAGAAACACAGCGACGGTAAGCCTGTGCAGCAAATCCTCTGGAAAGAGTCGGTGCAGGAGATGCTGGCTCGGCTTGCCGACCAGCTTCGTTCCGGCATTCCCGCCGTGATCGCCGGTGGCGTTACGCGGTAAGTTAAAGGTGATCCTGAGTCACATTTAAATATTCGCCAGACATCCACCCCGCACCCGCGGGGTTTTGGCGCTTCCGTCAGATAATGCTAGATTGCCTCCACTAACAAGGAGGGTGCGCATGAAGCGTTTGATGGTTGTGGGTGTGATTTCTATGGCGTTGTCGGGCTGCTTTGAGAAAGGAGCTTCCGATGATGGGCTTGCAAAATCTATTAGCGCGGTAAGTGGAATCGAAACAGCCAGCAACTCGCCTGACGCGACGGTAAAATCGTGGTGGATGGTTAAGGATGCTGCTGCTCAGGTTCGAGTGGAAATTTGCAGAAACAATCAGAAGTTAGCTACGGCTTACTTCGACAAGCTCTCTCAGTTGTCTACTGGCGAGCTGATTGGCCGGGGCGATTGCGGCGAGAAGCCTATGAGTTTTGATCGGCAAATCACTAAGGTCGAGGTTCAATCAGAGACGCGTGCGCTAGTGACTGCTCGCATAAAGAATTCAACCCCTCCTGAAGATGGAGCGGTGCTCGATGCCGATGCTAAAAAAGCCAAGGAGACGGGAGAGCCTTTTCAATATTTGCTTGAGCGAAAAGATGCGCAGAGTGGTTGGCGAATCACGAAAATAGCGAGTCTTCCTTCGTACGCAAATGACTGGAAAGACGTTTACGAAAAGCACGAGCCTTCAAATAATCGCTATGTCTATGGTGCCTACCAATGAACCGGCTAGGAGGCGGGATGAAATTGTTCATTGGGGCGCTGGCGGTAGCGCTGTTGGCGGGGTGCTCGTCGCCCGGAGATGTGAAGAAGAACGATCCGACCATCAGCGCATCCACCAATAAATCAGCCAAGAAGTACGCTCTGTGCGTATTCCCGAAGTGGCAGGAGCAGCGCTCGACTTCGACCATGTCTGAGACAGAGAACGGCTATCGGCTGGTCGTTGCTACTGACATGATGACCGATGAGGTGCTCGAAGTTTCCAGCGCTGGAACAGGCAGCAAAGTCGCACTGTACCAGCGGTTGCCGTGGTCAAAAATGTGGGGCCGCGCGGCACTTGAGGCAGCAGTTCGCGAGTGCCTGTAAACCGAGCAATTTATCAAAACCGCCAATTGGCGGTTTTTTTTCGTCAGGAGAAAGCCCATGGCGGCCGCAGCAATTTCTAAACCATCAATGACCACCATTCTTTTATCTGGCCCGCTGGCAAGGCTATTCGGACGCGTGCATTACCGAGAGCTTGGCAGTAAATCGGTTGGCGAAGCGTTCCAGGCATTGAAATGCACAATCGACGGGTTTGAAGGGGCGATCAAGGATCTGGATCGGCGCGGTATGCGATTCGCGATCTTCCGAAATCGGAAAAATGTGGGCGAAAAAGATTTTGCACTAGGGGGCGCTCAGGAAATTCGAATTGTTCCGGTGATTTCAGGAAGCAAGCGAGCTGGCGTACTTCAAACAATCATCGGCGTCGTACTGATTGCCGCATCATTTTTTGCCGGCGGCGCTGGTCCATCTCTGTTCTCGGCTGGTCTGGCAATGACTGCCGGCGGCGTGATTCAAATGCTCAGCCCCCAAGCCTCAGGCCTGAAACAAAGCGCATCCCCCGAAAACGCACCGTCCTACGCCTTCGGCAGCGCCAAGAACACCACGGCCAGCGGCAATCCGGTGCCCATTTGCATCGGCGAACGCCGTTGGGGCGGGATGATCATCTCAGCGTCGATCCTGGCTGAAGACAAAGTGTAAGCAGGACAGCAACACACCAACCGCCCGCGAGGCGGTTTTTTTATGCCTGGAGGAAAGCATGGGCGCAGCGCAACAGATCGAGATCCACGGCGAGAAGGGCGGCAGCAGTAAGCCGAAGTCGCCGGTCGAAGCGAGCGATAGCCTGCGCTCGACCAACCTTGCGAAACTGCTGATCGCCGTTGGCGAGGGCGAATTCGACGGCATTCCGACCGACTACGACATCTACCTGGACAACACGCCGATCCGCGATGCCAGCGGCAACTACAACTTCCCGAACGTGAAGTGGGACTGGCGCCCGGGCTCAGTGGAGCAGACCTACATCCCGGGCATCCCGTCCGTGGAGAACGAGACCTCGCTGAACATTGAGCTGCGCAGCGATTCGCCGTGGGTGCGCTCGATCACCAACACCCAGCTTTCTGCCGTGCGCATGCGTTTGGCCTGGCCGGCGCTGCAACGCTCCGATGACCAGGGCAACGTCGGCGGCTACCGGATCGAGTACGCCATCGACGTGGCCACGGATGGCGGCGCCTATCAGCAGGTGCTGGTGGACGCCGTCGACGGCAAGACCACTACGCGCTACGAGCGCTCGCGCCGCATTGACCTGCCGAACGCAACCACGGGCTGGCAGATCCGCGTGCGCCGTCTGACACCGAACCAGAACAGCAACAAGGTCGCCGACACCATGCTGGTGGCCGGTTACACCGAGGTGATCGATGCCAAGCTGCGCTATCCGAATACCGCGCTGCTCTACATTGAGTTCGACGCCGAGCAATTCACCAACATCCCGGCGGTGACCGTGAAATGCAAGGCACGGCGCTGGATGGTGCCCAGCAACTACGACCCGATCCTGCGCACTTACACCGGGACGTGGGACGGCTCGATGAAATCGGCCTGGACCAATAACCCGGCGTGGATCACCTACGGCATTTGCACTGAAGACCGCTTCGGCCTGGGCAAGCGCATCAAGCCTTTCATGGTCGATAAGTGGGAGCTCTACCGGATTGCCCAGTACTGCGACCAGCTTGTGCCGAACGGGCTGGGTGGCCAAGAACCACGCTTCCTCTGCGACATGAACCTGCAGGGCAAGGCCGACGCCTGGTCGCTGCTGCGCGATATCTCGGCGATTTACCGGGGCATGACCTACTGGGCGCAGGGCCAACTGGTGATGCAGGCTGACATGCCGCGCGCGCAGGACTTCGACTACGTCTTCACCCGGGCCAACGTCATCGACGGCAAGTTTTCGTATGGTAGCGCCTCAGCAAAGACCCGGTACACCCGGGCACTGGTCAGCTACGACAATCCGGCGAACAACTACGACACCGACGTCATACCGTTCGCTGACTTGGACCTGCAGCGCCGTTACGGCGACCGGCCGACCGAACTGAGCGCCATCGGCTGCACCCGCGCCTCCGAGGCCCAGCGCCGTGGCAAGTGGGCGATCTTGAGCAACAACCAAGACCGCACCGTATCGTTCAAGACCGGTATGGAGGGCGTTATCCCGCTGCCGGGCCACATCATTCCGGTGGCTGACTCGCTTCTGGCGGGCCGGGAGGTCGGCGGCCGGATCTCGTCAGCCGTGGGCCGTGTGGTGACGCTCGATCGCGACACCCAGGCCAAGGCCGGCGATCGATTGATCATCAACCTGCCGGGCGGCCGCGCCGAAGGGCGCACTGTGCAGAGCGTCAATGGCCGTGCCGTGACCGTCACAGTCGCCTACAGCGAGCCTCCAGTCGCGCAACTGCAATGGGCGCTCGACGCTGACGACCTGGCGATTCCTCTGTACCGCGTGCTGCGCACAAAGCGAACAACCGAGGGCGACTTCGAGATCAGCGCGCTGCAGTTCGAGCCGAGCAAATTCGCGCACATCGATACCGGCGCGCGCCTGGAAGAGCGGCCGATCAGCGTGATTCCGATCACCGTCGTACCGGCGCCGGCGAGCGTGAGCCTCACATCGACGTCGTCGGTGGTGCAGGGGCTGGCGGTGGCCACGATGACTATCAGCTGGCCCGCCGTGGATGGCGCAGTCGGCTATGACGTGGAATGGCGCAAGGACAGCGGCAACTGGATCAAGCTGCAACGCACTGGCATGACCAACGTGGACGTGGTCGGCATCTACGCCGGTGCCTACGTGGCGCGGGTCCGCGCGGTGAGTGCCTTCGACATCTCGTCTCAATGGCGCAACTCGATCCTGACCAACCTCAAAGGCAAGGAAGGCTTGCCGCCTGCACTCAGCTACCTGACGGCTACGCCGCTGCTGTTCGGCATTTATCTGAAATGGGGCTTCCCTGCTGGCGCTGAGGACAGTCAGCGCACTGAAATCTGGTACGGGCCGACCACCAGCTTGGACGCTGCGACCAAGTTGACCGATTTGGCTTACCCACAGAGTGACTTTTCGTTGCTCGGCCTGCGGGCTGGCGTGACGTTTTACTTCTGGGGCCGGATCGTCGACAAAATCGGCAACATCGGACCGTGGTATCCGATCGGCATGGGTGTGCAGGGGCAGTCGAGCGCGAACGCTGGCGACATTCTTGAAATGATCGCCGGAGAGATTGGCCGCACGGAACTTGGCCAGGACATCCTCGACGAGATCGACAAGATTCCGGGACTTCAAGAGCAGATCGACAATATCGCCGATGCGCTCGAGTACGACCCTGCGTCAACCTATCTGAAAGGCGAAACGGTGCGGGTTGGGCGTCGCCTGTATCAGGCTGCGCAGGAGGTACCAGTCAACACCCCGCCGCCGAATCTAACGTATTGGGATGACATCGGACAGGTCTTGGAAGAGGCCAATGCACTGGCGGCACAGGTCTCGAAAAACACGCTGGATATCGAGCATCAGGGAGACCAGCTGACCGCGCAAGCGTCTAAGCTTGATGGCGTCTACGTGCAGGTAAATCCCGCACTGGCGGGGGACACTGAAGGGTTTGCTGGCTCTGATCAAGTTTATGTCGGGGTGTGGTCGGAGCAGTCGGCTCGCATTGAGGACGGTGTGGCCACTGCCAAGCGGATCGATACCGTACAGGCGGACGTGAACAAGAACAGCGCCACAGTGCAGACGGTCAGCCAGGCTGTGGCCACGCTTGACGGAAAGGCCTCAACGATGTGGTCGGTGAAGATGCAGGTCACCGCCGGCGGGCAATACGTCGCCGCCGGCATCGGTCTTGGGATTGAAAACACCGGCGCCGGCTTGCAGAGCCAGTTTCTGGTCAGCGCTGATCGCTTCGCCATCGTCAACTCGATTGCAGGCGGAGCTACGTCGGTGCCGTTCGCGGTGCAGGGGGGGCAGGTATTTCTCAACTCGGCTTTCATCCTGGACGGCACCATCACCAACGCAAAAATCGGCAGTTACATCAGCTCCACCAACTACATCGCCGGCCAGCAAGGCTGGATTCTCAACAAAGACGGAACGCTGGAGATCAACGGCATCGTGCCAGGGCAGGGACGGCTGGTGATCAACTCGCTGAACGTCTCCGTCTACGACGCCAACAATGTGCTGCGTGTTCGTCTCGGCTATCTGGGGTAATCAATGGCTTTATTTGGACTACGCGTCTTTGACGGCAATGGTCAGCTTGCCATGGACACCAATAGCTTTACCTACCAGGTGATTTGGCAGGGCGTGATCGATTTCAGTGGGGCTGTTCCCAGCTACACGCTGAACATTCCGGGCTTCAACCCGGCCAACTGCGTATTCATGATCATCCCGACGAGGGCACAGGACGTGCAGGCATCAGAAACGGATGGGTTGGGAAACAGCAAGTCGTATCCCTACGTGACCACTTCAGTTGGACAGGTTGTTGTGAGCAACAAAAACCCATCAGCCAGTGCTTCGACGACTGCGACGCGAATTGTCGCGAAAGGCTACGCAATCAGGTACGGGACATGACTTTTGGCTTTCAGAGCATCAACGACAACTCGTTTGTTCAAATCGATTCCGACGCACCCAGGTTGTGCGTCCTCACCAAAGGCACCTATTCCGGCGTGGCAACCGCATCAGGAACGTTTGCCCGGGCGGTGACCAGCCAAGACCCGCCAATGGTCTTCATTCGTCCTGATCAGGGCGGTGCGATTCAGGTTCCCATTTCTGTGTGGTTCACGGGCGGTCCGGGTAACTGGACTGGTTTTGCCATGAACGCATCAAAGGTCAACGAAACCCTGAGCGGTCAGTATTTCGTGGCTGCATGGGCTTCGATGGGTACCGCCACGTACGGGATGCGCCTTTGGGACGGTGCTGGCGCGCTCGTCTACGACAGTGGCGCGCCCGCGGTCGTTGTCACGTTCGCCGCTGGCAACTGGACTTATCTGGGTACAGAGCAACTGAGCGTCGGGCGCCGGTACATCTGGGGAATCAATAAGGCACTCGGTGTTGGGGAGTACGTGTCCCTCAACCCCTTCACGATGAACTGCCACAACGATGGAACCGGTGGCGGTTGCGCACTCGGGGTCGATTACGCAAACGGCCGAATCATGATGTACAGCCTTGCCTTTACGGCTTGGACTGATCAGGGCCACCGGCCATTTCTCTGCGCCAAGCTGGTGGCTTAAACCGCGGCGCTCCAAACAAACGGAAAAATTCCATGGCAAAGCAGACGATCAATCTCGGCACTGCTCCTACCGGCGTGGGCGGTGATACGCCCCGTAGTGCGTTTACCAAAACCCAGAGCAACTTCGACGAGCTATATGCCGCTGACACCGCGAACTACAAACGCGCGAACATCTTGGGCGCTGTTTCGCAGGCAAGCGGAGTGCCGACTGGAGCGATAATCGAACGGAGCAGTAACGCTAATGGGGAGTTCGTGAAATTCGCGGACGGGACCCTGATATGCACCAGGTTTGTGTCTGGAAACATGGCGCTAACCTCGCCCTACGGTTCGGGCTTCTACAACCCGGTTCCTTTGCCTTGGACTTTTCCCGCTGCTTTCGTGGGGACTGTCCCGGCAGTGTCAGCTACGTGCAATATCTCGACGCGCATCATATTGATGTCACTGTCTCCCGGGGAAACTTTGACCTCCTGCAGCTTCTACCTGCTCGACATGCAAGGCTCTGTTTCGGCAAATGCCAATCTCCGCTACTTGGCCGTAGGAAGGTGGTTTTGATGAAAATTATTCTGAGTCCGCAACGCCGTGATGACACGCTTACCTTGGAGCGCGCTGGAGCTGTGCTGACAATCAATGGTGAGGACTTCGACTTTTCGTCGATGAATGACGGAGACACGCTTCCGAAAGGCGCTATCGATTGCGAATGGTTCGCCGGTGATGTCGAGAAAGTCGACGGCGACCTGGTGGTCACACTGTTTTTGCCAAATCCGGTGAACTACAGCCAGGAGCAGGCGTTCCCGGTGCCCCTCGTCAATATCCCTGATGGACCGGTTCTGCTACCGCAGCCATTGCCTGAACCTTTGGTGCCGGTCACTCTCGATCAAGTGAGCGAGGAGCCGCAAGCATGAATATCGACTGGTCTCGCCTGATTACAAAAGCCATGAAAGGACAAGTCGCGGCTGATCAAGCCCTGGCTATGGTGGTGGCAGAAATCGACCGCCGCCGCGTCATTGCTGACAAGGCAATCGCCCCGCTGCAGGATGCAGTAGACATCGACGATGCCACCGACGCCGACGTCGTACTGCTGAAAGCGTGGAAGAAATACCGCGTTGCGCTGAATCGTCTCCCTGACGAACCCGGCTACCCGAGCAACATCAGCTGGCCTGTCACCCCGCACTGATTGTCGTGACATCCGCAGCCCGCCATCGAGCGGGTATTTTTTTGCCTGGAGAAAACTGATGCCTGTAACCGAGAAAGACCGCAACATCCTCGCCCGCACGCTGTGGGGCGAAGCCCGCGGCGAGGGAACTGCCGGCCAGATCGCCGTGGCGTGGACGATCCGCAACCGTGTATTCGATGGCAAGACCAATTCGTGGTGGGGCGAGGGCTATGCCGGGGTCTGCCAGAAGCCGTACCAGTTCAGCTGCTGGAACAAGACCGATCCGAACTATCAGTTTCTGATCGGCGTGAAAGAAATCCCGTTCCGCGAGCTGGCGCAATGCCGAATCGCTGCTGACCAGGTGATCGACGGCAAGGTGCCGGATCCAACTGGCGGCGCCACGCACTACTACGCCACCAGCATCAAGGCGCCGGCATGGGCCGCGAAGGCAAAGCAAACGCTCAAGTTGGGCGGCCACGTCTTCTTCAAGGATGTGCCGTGATGGTCGTTCCGTGGAAAGCGGTGGGCGCGATGGCATTGGTGCTGATCGGCGCCGGCAGTGCCTGGCAGTTTCAGGACTGGCGCTACGGGGAGCAACTGGCGGAGCAGGCGCGGCTGCACGCCGAAACCCTCAATCAAATGACCCAAGCCACCGCCACCGCGCAGCAGGTCGAGCAGGACAAGCGTCTGGCGCTCGAGCAGCGGCTGGCGGCCAGCGAACAAACCCACTTCGAGAAAATGACCGATGCTCAAAAGAACCAAGATCGCCTGCGCGATCGCCTTGCCACTTCTGATCTGCGGCTGTCAGTCCTCCTCGACGCAACCGACGCTGCCAAAGGCTGTGGAGTGCCAGCCACCGCCGGCGCCGGCGGCGTGGATCATGCAGCCGTACGAGCCCGACTTGACCCGGCGCATGCTCAACGAATTATCGCCATCACCGACGAAGGCGACCGAGGACTGATCGCGCTGCAGGCATGTCAGGCCTATGTCCGTGCGCTGAGTGATGGCTCGGAGCTATTGTTGCGAGGTGAGCACCGGTAAACCATCATTTATGTTAGATCTGGATGATGCGGGCACATGGACAAGCAACTGGCTGGTTACTCAATTGTGATGACGATTATCTGGGTTTCAGTCGTTCTTGCTGTCATGTATTGGATGTCGTAGTGAAGGTAATAGGTGGCTGACGTGGAAGGGGCGACAAGAAGAAACGAGAGGCGGATCGGTTGCTGGCGCAGATTGTCCGGGCTGATTCGATGATCATCGCAGAAGGCGGGAGCACGGGCGGATGGCTTCGTGCTTGGACTGGAAACCGGCGGGGCATTGCGCGCCGGCGATGCGGAAAGGCTGTACATCATTTTTGAGGCCGCGCTGGTGGAGCGCCTGAAAACGCTGACGCACAGTTGATCAATCGACACGTTTGATCAGGTCAGGCTTTCAGCTTGAGTCCATCTGGTGCTGACTTCGTCACAAAACCTTTTCCGGTGCAGGTTGGGCAGTCATCACGCGCATCAAAGCGATCGAGGCAGGCAGGGCACATGCAGAAGGCCGCCGACTCGATGTGAGGCCGTACCTTTTCAAAGGCACGTAGGTCGCGCTCTTCCTGGGCGACTTGAGCTGCATCAACCATCGCGCGGTAAGCGTCTGGGTCGTCGATGGGTTTGTAGTCGACGCCACTGATCACCCGCTCGGTTTCAACCAGCTGGTACTGGCGCCCATTCAGTTCCAGCACCAGTCCTGAAATTTTCCCAATCTTTCGAGAAAGCCCCAGAGTCAGCCGCGCTCCATCAGCGTCAGAGTAGACCTTGCCGTCGTAGGGAAAGGAGGCGCCCCGTGGTTCGTTGCTTTCGAAGTTGAAGATCGACCGGCTGATCGTACCCAGCAATTTCCCGTTGTCGATCCGCACGACGTCATAGGTCGACGCTCCGCGGTACTGGCCCGGCGAGTTCTGCAACTCCTCCACGGCGTGCCAGTAGGCAGCGTCTGCCATCTCGTTCATGTCGAACTGCTCAAGCTGATCGATGAGTCCCTCTGTATGCAAGGCGGCGGCCATTTGATGAAGCGTTTCCCGGTGCCCCTCGGGGTTTTGCATGCGAAAGTCCTGGTCGTCGAGAGTCGTGCGCCATCGCTGGAGCCGGAGAGATTTGGCTTGGTCGAAATTCATGGAAGGAGATTCGCTGTACAGATGCTGTATGTATGCACAGTAATCGAGGGTTAGTATATGAGCGAGGGGAAGACGACGAACTGCAGAGTGGGGTTGCTTTCTGCCATAGACGGTCGGTCGATAAAGCCGTCGCAGAGACAGCACGCCCCTCAAAAAAAGCCCGCCAAGGGGAGGCGGGCTGCGAAGTCGTCAGGATCATCGAAGAGCTTAGACCAGATATTAAGGCCAGCAACGACTTTGGCAGATTGAATTGCAGAAAGCGTCATTATTGAGCTTTAGGCGGCCTTGGCTAGTGATATCGGTATCTTCACCTGGAAGGTAGTGCCGTTAGCCATGTCGGATTGCACTTCAATCGACCCTTCGTGTGATGCGACGATTTCAGAGGCGATAAACAGACCCAGTCCTAATCCTTCAGCGGGCGGGTGATCGACGACTGATCGTTGAGAAAATCGCCCCATTGGATTGAAGATAAACGGTAGTACGTCTGCAGCGATTGGCTCTCCAAAATTGTGGACAGAGAAGTGAGCTTGATTTTCCGAGAGTGCTAGCTTGATCTTAATCGGAGTTTCGTTAGCACCGTGCTGAATGGCGTTGCTGACAATATTGGAAAAAACTTGTTCCATTCGTGGCCCATCAAACTCCCCAATGACAGGCCCGTCAGCTTCCAACTGCAAAACAGATTTAGGGTGGAATGTGCGAATTTCTTCAACGATACGCTGACACAAAGGCGTCAGGTCTAGCGTTTCCGTTCGAATAGGGATCCCTGGTCCCATCTGGCATCGAGTCAAATCTAGAAGGTCGTCGACGATCTGACGGGCTCGTCCTACGCTCGTATAGATCTGCGAGGCAATTTTAGTGACACGAATATCAGCCACGGTGGAGCGGCGTAAGCTGTCTGAACCGAGCAGAATAGCCCCCAATGGGGTTCGCAAATCATGGCCGAGGATGCCCAAGAACAGGTTGTGTGACGCTTCAACCGCCCGCGAATAGCTTGCGATCGACTCTGCGAGAGCCTGATCGATAGCTTCATGAAAGCGGGTCATGTCATCGATCTCTATTGGCAATGGTCCCGACTTAACCATCTTCATCCATTGAATAAGCACGCTTGTCCTAAGCGCGCGATATTCCGACACCATCTGATCTATCGTGAATCCCGCCATCAATCGGCTAACGGCATGGGTTTCGGCCGGCGTCTGACACTCATTCTCCGGACCATGGCCTTGGGATTTATCGATCCGTTCCTGGAGGGTTTGCTTCTTGCGCAAATCGACAACAATTGCTTCTAGCATTTGGCCGGCATGGTCGCGCAGATCTTCCCTGTTTAGAGACGCGCCCGGCGTATTAATCGAAGCAGCAAAATCCTCCCAAGCCTGAAGAATTGATTCAGTGTTTTCGCTAATAAAATCGTGCAAACGCATGCCGTGATCCTAGTGCTGGAACTAAAGGCAAGGTGGCGGTGTGCCACATTGCGGAATGACGGAACCCAGGGAATTATAGGTCCCGACGCCAGAATTCAATTTGCGGCCTGAAAAAAGCCATTATTAGCAAGGCGTTTAACCAGCAGATCACCGGATTTCATGTTTATTTTCACGTCGTTTTTATCTCTTTGATCACATCCCGCTAAAGGGAGCGCTGAAACGGTGTGCGTTCCGAACGTCAACCAAAAACCTGCGACCTCGCCGGATCGAATATCTGCGGCAGGGTGACCGTCAATGTGAATCCGTATCATGCACCGTGAATTGAGCGATTCATCCGCTGACACCACTAATCGGGCGTCTAAGCGTTTCTCAACAGAGTACAGCCGGGATGATGGCACTGGCTCTCCAATCGCTAAACGGTCGTTCTTATGAGCCATACACCCTATGAGAGCCAGAGGCAGAAGAAAAATGAAATGCTTCATTTCGCTCTCCAATCTGTTTAAAGGCCGCGGGTCAAGGATCGCAACCTTTTCTCTGTCGCATGATCAAAGTGAACCGAAAGCGCCTCACAGTCCTCCGCCGATAGCCCCCCGCCGCACCTAACGCCAAGCACAAACCCTTCAGCTTTCGCACCATTTTTTACAACAGCGATCATTGACCCGGATTCCTCAATATCCCTTAAGATTTTCTCGGCATGGTGTTCGATTTCCGCGGGCAAACTCCCCAACAAACCACCCATGATTTCGCCCTCCGCCTAGCATCCTCACTCTATTATTTGCACGGGTGTAGAGATGGCCCGTACTTCCATAGATCAAAAGGGCCTGCCAGAGTTTCCACGCTTTTTTGTAGAAAACCCGCCACTCAACGGTGATTACGACGGCCTCTCTCCGTTAGCATACCGCGACAGACAACGCTTCTAGTCGAGTCCGGTGCATTGCGAAGAGGGATGGAAATGAGCGGGGAAAATTAAGGGGAAAGCCGAAAAGACGCGCGGTTGCCCCTACGAGCTCGAATGATGGCATTATGATTAAGCCTACACTTCTGACGGTCGATTGCAGGCTTGAGACTTGCGACCTTCATGCTCATCTTTAATAGGTTTTTGAGCTATGCCTGCAACAGTATTGATCGTTGAAGACAGCGAAATTCTTCGCACATTAACCGCTGATGCTATTTCTATTTTAGGAATGAAAACCCTCGAATGTGGTAGCGCTGATGAAGCCATCCATCTCCTGGCTGATCACCATATCGACCTAATGATTACAGACGTCCGCATGCCTGGCAGCATGGACGGTTTGGAACTGGCGCAAACGGTTTGGAAACGGTGGCCTGGGTTTCCAGTGATCATTACGTCGGGGAACGTTGTGGTTTCAAGCGGAACACTGCCCGAGCGTTCGGTATATCTTCCAAAGCCTTATACGCTTGATTCATTGCACAAGGTCCTCAAGCTGCTTGTCACGTCCTACTAGGACTCTCACTGAATTGACCCTAGTTTGATAGACACCAATGAGCGGCAGCTTCTGGCCGGTTGCAGCCTGTCGCGAAGGGCGGTAATCGACCCATTGCAGCCGTTCGTTAGCTACTGCAACTGGCCGATAGTTGTCTAGCAGGAAGGGTCGCAGTTCTCGTACCACTATTTTACAAACTGCCTTCTTTGTAGATAGAGGACTGAAGAAACTCGTCGATCAGCGATGTAACCTGCTGTTGGATCACCCCACGCGAGCGAGTGCCATCACCATCTCGGCAAATGATGCTATCGCCAGGTACTTCTTCTTCGAGCAGTGCCTCCGCTCCAGGTTTGCACACCGACAAGAAGCTGAAGTGGCTTGCATCGCTGATTTCAACGTAACGGCTTGACGCCGCAGGCAGGCGTTTGGCCAGGTTGGCAGACTCCAACTCGGCGGGAAGATCGTGCGACGGTACGCCGGCAGCAATCACAAGCGTTGGTACCGGCAGCGCGACGAGGCTTTCATCGGTCAGGCCCCGTGAAAGGCCCAAGTCCAATGTAACCACAGCAGTGACGCGTTTATCGCGCAAATCGGCGGTCAACGCGGCCTTTGATTCTGTGGTGCTTGCTGGATTTATCTTTTCATAGACGGTGCAACTTGCTAACTGCGGGTGTGCTTTGCAGTCATGGGCGAAGCGGTCTGGATCGAAGCGAGCACCGGCGATCTCCAAGGCGGTCATGCCGCCGAGTGAATGGCCCACTACTGCAATTCGGCCATTGTCGACCAAGCCGAATTTTTCAGGTTGAGTCGTGACGCTATCAATGGCTCGACGCACATCGACGGGCCGCTGCCATAACTGCGCCGCAGCTTGAGGGCTACGGTCATGAGTGGTGGTGCCAGGGTGATTGATTGCGGCGACAATGTAACCCCTATGAGCCAGAGCACTGGCAAGCCAGATCTGGTTGCTCCAGTTACCTCTGTACCCGTGGGAGAGCACCAACAATGGATGCTTGCCAGCAGAGGGTGGCGCGTCACGCACGGCGGAAGCCCCGACGAACACCACATCATCGCCGATCAATTGCGTGGTGGCGGTAGTTGCACTGGGGTACCAGACGACCATTTCGAGTGCGCGGTCATTGTGCGAGTCCGGCAGTGTGGAAGATTGGAAGCCGACAGGGTTCTCGTCAGCGAATGCGATAGTAGTCAGCCAGGTCAACAACACGGCGCCGAAAGCTATTTTTTTCAATGTCGTTTCTTCCTTGATTAGACGAGTGCATGACAACCCGAACGCGTCGGTAGGAGCATCCATACTCGTTCGGCTGCATATAAGCACGGACATTAAAGCCCACATCCGAACCGTCGCGTATAAATTTCATCGTTAGCTCTATTCATGGTCTTTAGTAAGAGGCTGAACGTCTGCTTTTGGCCGATAGCGGTCACTCAGGCGTCATCAAAACGGCCAATGTCATCTTGATGAACTCCTCGTTCTTGTCGATCGTCCAGAGTGCGCCGCGGACGTTCTCGGCGACATCTGCCGATCCGCGCTGCTCGACCCAGTTGGACAACTCCATGATGGCAGCTTCGAGGGCGAGCTGGTTTTCGTTGATCTTGAAGAGCAGGGAAGGGAGCAGGTCAGAGTTGGGCATTTTGGTTTCCTTAGCGGCCAAGGAATGAGCGTAGCACCGTGTTACATGAAGAGTGTTTTAACGATTGGCAGGACGCCAGAGAGGGGAAAACTCGGTCGAGTTATGGAACGCGTCCACAAAAGTTATGGAACGCATTCGGCTAGGCGAAAATTTTTCAGGACGCCAAAAACGACAAAGCCCTGAATAATCAGGGCTTTGTCGGTACCGAATATGGCGGAGGCGATGGGATTCGAACTCATGGACCTGTTACAGTCGACGGTTTTCAAGACCGTTGCCTTAAACCACTCGGCCACACCTCCGTTTGCGTTGCGGGCGCCATAATACCTGAATGAAACACACTGTCAAACTCTGTGCATGGCTTGTTACAGAGCGTCTGTTATGATCTTTGCCACTGAACGTT